ATCTCATTCCCCCCTCAACAAGTTTACTGTTCGCACCGTGCCCATGTCGGTACGAGCCGCGTTTCTTGCGGCCGAATACGTAGGCTCCTCGATAGTACGTCATCGAGAAGGGTATCCCCACGGATCCTGCTTCTCCACCATTGGTCCTTGGAATAGGAATCTAGCGCCCATGGCGCTTCTTTCTCTGTATCCCTCGGCCCAATCCCCTGTTGTACCTCCTCATAAGTTTGCCAATCGGCATTCCATCGGAGAGTCCTGGTCTTAGACCCGGATCCCTGCCAAATCTCTAGCGTTTTAATCTTCCCATTTTCATAGGTTGATTGACGCCTGAAGAGGCAGAAATTCGGACCGAAACCGGGACCTAGGTACTGACCCTTATACGAGTGTTTATTTCTCGTAGTCAGGCCGAAACCATCGTCATCTTCTGTAAATGGAAGTGGGTATTGGAACCCATATTCCCTCAGAATTGACAACCAAAACGTAGCAACGGCATTGTAGCCCGCTGCACGCATCTGGTTGATGCCTCCCAAAAAGGAAGCATAGACTTTGGCATCCCACTCACCCTCCTTGAAAAAGGGTAAACGGAATAAAACTGGAGTAACATCCTGGCCATCAAGTGCAAACACCCCGCAAGATTCACGGAATGACTGCGTCGCCATAAATGATTTTGGTTCATTCACAACGAAGCCAAGACGCGATAAAGTGGAGATGACCTCACCTGTAACACGCGTGTCACAGATAATGTCGTCGCCATAAACGACTGGTGGCTCGAAACGCCTTGTAAAGGGCGTCTCAGCAGACCTAGTTCTCTCCAGGTGGTGCAGCATGAAGCTGCGAACCTCCTCTCGAGTGTAAGTCTTGTTACACTCAGTCGTCGTCCCCGTATGAACCGCCAGGTAAGCGTATAGGCTAATCGCGCTAAACAATATGCACTGCGTTGGGAAGCAAACTGCTGATCCCATCGGGGCAAACTTGTTCACAATGACCGGGTCTCGCGACTCGGGCACCTGCACCTTGTAGGTGCGCGTTCCTAGCATGTAGATCAAGTATTCTACCGGAAAGGTCCGGCGTACGAGATCTATATGTACACTATCCGAAGCGGAACTCAAGTCAAGAGTGTCACTAGACATGTAAATACTACCATGTATCGCAGCATCTCTGTTTTTAGACTGATCTTTGAGGCATACAAACCTCGAGATCATTCCATCCTCCATACCCTGCACAAGGTAGCGCAGAACTTCCTGTTGGAAGTACATGAAGCTGTTAGGCTCCATACATATGGAACGGCTTTTTGTAATGTCTTTTGGGACAAAACGCAAAACCGAAACATCACTTGAGTCACATCCCTGTATGATTGCACTAAGGTTCGTGCAATCACCCTCGTCCAAGCCGCGATTTCTGCGACGTCGAACGAAGGTGTAGTCTAGGCGAGGGTGGGAATTCAGATACCTTATCTTATCCCACACAGTCGCAACACCTCTCTCTGCAACGCGGCCAGGCCCAAATTTGGGCAGAACCACATCGTCCTTGATTGGTGCTAGCAGCTCGGCAATAATGTTGGTTAGATTAACAACATCACGCTCTGCGAACTCTAATCTACTCAGTCTTTCTTCCGTCTCCAGCCATCCGCGTAACGCGGTGGCATTGAACTGCGGGTCATCATACTCTAGCTTCTTACCAAACGTAAGGAAGCTAATGATGAACTTAAACAGTTCGGGACGTCCGGTCCGATACCATGTTATGTATTCCCTAGCGATAGGGGTATCTAACATGAATTCGTGGAATGGGTGTATTGACACCAATCCGCCCTCATATTCTTGGTTGGCAAGCAAATGATGCTCGCCTTGAAGAATCTTATGAGAGTATCCGGAAAACTCCTTAATAACGAGATCCAAACGCGTGGTCAGTAACCGCTTGAGAAAGCGGGTGATCACGTGCGCGGGTTTCGGCATCAAAGGTTCGAGAGGACTGTCACAGAGAAACTTGGCGTAAGATAGAACGAACACCTTGAGGAAGGCTTCGTTGTTACCGTACCCAAATTCTGGAGGGAAAGAGATAGAAGACGTTGAGATGGTCTTACTACCTCCTGCGAGGCGCAGCGTTGCGCCTCTATAAGTCACGATCAGCTGTACAACGAGCCGAGAAGGCTTCGGTTCAGCGCGTCAAGGATGCCCGTATTGGGCACCTTGGTGGTCACACCATTGAAAGACAGGCTATAAGCCGTGCCAATCATGGCCATGATCACTGCCGTGTTCTCGATGCTTCCGGGAACGTTCCAGCCGAGGACAACCTCGACAGGAGCGGTCTCAGTCACAACAGAATCAACGGTAACAATCTGAACCGTGCGTAACCGGATGGTGTTGCGAATGACGTTGTTTTTGACGTCAGTTTGCACCCGGACTACGACAGTTGTTTCCTGGGTAGGGTCACCACTCGCCAGAACATATTCGGCGGAATAAGTGGAACCATCAGGAGTCACGATGCTGGACCGGAGCTTTAAAAGGCTTTGGTCCAGAAACTTGACAGCTACGTCTGTGGGTGTGCTGGGCATGTTTGCCAGCGCTACCGATGTGGTCATATTGTACTTCCTTTCGAAGATACAGTATACTTCCCATCAATATGGGAAGGGGCGGATAAGCCCGTACTTAGATTAGTACGAAGGCTAAGGCTGCTACAGTCACGGGATCGGGACTGTGCGTGGGTCTCAAGAAGTCAAACGCTGACTCTGAGAGCTTTGGTGCCCAATGCGAGAATTCTCGCTGGTACACACTGATGCAGAAAGGGTCGTGCGGGTCGTACGAAGTGAGTGAAAACTCGCTAAGTTCGGCTTCCGTCGGGTAATAGAGTACTTTGTATGACCAGAGGGACCAAGAGATCCCTAGCGCCATATATAGCAGTTGATTATCAACTGCGTGTAATCGTTTCCCGATATTCGCGAACCAATCCACGACGAAGGAGAATGGTACAAGAGACCATAGGCGAGCAAGACTCGGCAAGAGGCCGACTGAGTTCGCCAATAGCATTGCACTCATGAGAGTGCCAACGTCAAAATAAGATCTGACTTTGGCCCGTGTAACAAGTACCAGGCGTCCTGGCCCAACAAAGTTTTCCCCACGTGAAAATTCATACGTGAAGGAACCCTGGAGGGTCCGGTACTGGGACTTTAATAAAGGTCCGAGCTTCTTTTCGATTTCTGCCGTGACAAGTTCTTTAGTGTCACGAGCAAGGGGGTCGCGCTCAAAGCGTTGCTTTAGGATTTCCTCCGCGAGGAGGCCCACAAGCGCAGCGAGAGCAGCGACATCACCTCTGGCACATTTGGCCAGGACTTCGGCGAAAGGCTCAAGACTTGGGAGTATACCTGTGATGTCTTTGAGATGCTGTAGATTTTGAAGGTTATTGCTCTTTAGGAGCAGCACCGACTTGTCCAAAGCATCCGAGGCAGCCAGGAATGATGAAGGACGGATATCTCGCATTACGGAATCGACACGCCGCCTAACAGCGGCAAGCCGGTCCCCACCCCAAGCTACATGATAGAGCTTGAAGTTTTGCTTGAAAGTCTCGTCCACCTGGTATATCGGTCGTGCAAAGTTGGTGTTGAGCGCGGGTACCGTAAAACGGTCCCCGACTTTCCACCCACCTCCGATGTTGATCCGAGGATCATCGGTCCAATCTGACGGTGTACCGTTCCCAGCAACAGTGCTGGAATAATCGGTCAGCCAGAAAGTATCAGTCTGCGGGGAAAGCATGTCGGAAAAGCCATTACTGGCAATCGACGTTCTTCCGAAGCCGCAATCAAACCTGATATGGACATTCCACTCCGCCCAGTTGTCGGGTGTAGAACGCCAGATGCGATATACGTATGATATATCTATAACATAGTTATTCCCTATCTTATGGGAATTGTTAGCTATGTCGTAGTATATGATACCACATCCGCTTTGAAATATGTTCGCGCCGGGAAGAAGCCTATAGACCACGAGGTCTTCGGCGTCCCGCATTGCGAGGGCATACGTATCAAAGATGGTAGTGATATCGCCAGTGCGGCTAACTTGATGTGGCGAGTAGACGGCATTGCCGTTATCGTTGATCGTGTCAACCGACACCCAATCATACTTGAGGGCAGGGTCTGCGTTAAGCAGAGGAACCTGTTGGTTCACACCCACATAGCTACCTGAAGGCTTATGAATATGGCCCCAGTTAGCGTCCCCAAGGATACCAGTGTAGCGCGTATGCAGCACAGAGTGCTCACGGAGATCCGCTTCTCTATCGGCAACTCTGCCGTAGAAAGCTGGCAATCCGGTGAGCGATCCATACCGCTCCGCATCTACATCCCAATTATACACGGACTGTAAAGGCTTGTGTCTCGGGCTAAATGGTACAGGATGAGCTTCTGATGGGATAGGGTGCAAACCCACGACATCAGATATGGGAAATGGGTCCGAAAATAGGACCGGATTCCCAAGTATTCCCGTCGACGAGTTGAAAAACAACGTGTCTCCGGAATAGCTCCAAGTCGAGTAGCTTTCATCGTGGTACGCCTCCTGGTTGGAGGCAATACTGCGGTAGAGAGCTGTATATGCTCGACCATCCATAGGACCACTAGCCATGTTAACACACTCCTTATAAAGTCACGAGGAGAAATCCCCCATGAACAACAGTACGGGCAGCTACACGGTGCGGAGGATTCAAACCCTTCGCATCCATGAGAGAATCGTAGTCCGCTGAACACTCCGAATAGGCAGTGCCGACGGGCAAGTACGAAATCTCACTACGTTATGGCTACGGGTTGAGGCAGAGTTGCCTTGTACCCCATAGCAAGTCCCGTCGTTGGTGACTCATCAGTCACCAACGCCGGCTTACTAGATAGCTAACACGCGTGCCAGCTAAACTAACAACAGTGGGCAGGTTTATGAAGCCCACCCCCCAAACGGGAGGCCAAGTATGGCGAGGCAGTATACTGGGTTATAAGCCCAGGTGTACCCCTTTTAATAACCATACATTCCTTTAGGAACAGAGCTCTTGGATATCTCCCCGTACCAACATACGCATCACTGCGCAGTTCTTACGGTGTGATAGAGACCGACGTCCACAGTGTGGCGCGGCGTGCTCAGTCCAGGACAGGAAGCCAGGCAGTTTCGAGCCAGCGTAAAGCTGGAACGAACTCGCGTAGGTTACACAAGAATCCTTGAGCAGCTTTTGTTAAAGCATTCAAGGACACCTATGCATTCTGTCGACAGTTGAGGGACCCCTCACG